CGAAGCACCTAAAGAAGATTCTGCTCCGGCAACCGCTGAAGCAGACAACCCAACCGAAGGAGAACAAGTGTCAGACACTACCGTTCCAGCTCCTGCCGAAGAAACGGTAGAAGCTGCTAAGGTGGAAGCCGCTGCGCCACGCCCAGCGTTTTACACCGCTCCTCGCCTTGAGTTCACAAAGGCGAAATATCTCGAGAATAGCGTTCGCGCTAAACTCGGTGATGATGCTGCTCGTCAATATGTTATGGCTGCAGATGACACCACAAGCAACAACGCTGGTCTTATCCCAACCCGTCAATTGACAGAAATCATCAACCCACTTTCAAACGCAGATCGTCCAGCTGTTGATTCAGTATCAAGCGGCGTTCTACCAGATGCAGGAATGTCTTTTGAAATTCCTAAAATCACCGCTGTTCCAACAGTCGGAGAAGAAGCCGAAGCTGCTGCAATTGACGAGACAGGAATGACAAACGAATTCCTCTCAGTATCCGTTAAGAAGTATGCCGGAGGACAAACTTTCTCCGTTGAACTTTTGGATCGTTCTTCACCTGCGTTCTTCGATGAACTCGTTCGTCAGATGGAATTCGCATACGCAAAGGCAACAGACGTCGCAGTAATCGCTGGCCTTGTTGCTGGCGGAACAGACGGCGGAAACCGCACTCTTGATGCAGCTGGATTCCTAGATTTCGTATCCGATGCTTCCGTATCGGTTTACAAGGGAACTCTCGGAACCGCAACCAACATTCTTGTTAGCCCAGAACAATGGGGCGCAATTATGAACCTCGCTGATGCTGGTCGTCCGATTTATCAGAACCTCATTGGCCCATCAAATCAAGGTGGCAATCTCTCCGGTGGCGCAGTTCGCGGAAACGTTCTTGGACTAAACCTCCGCGTTTCACGCAACCTCGCAACTGCTGCTCCAACTGGTGATAACTCAATTATCATCATCAACCCAGACGCATACACTTGGTATGAGTCCTCACGCTTCCGTCTCCAGACAAACGTTGCACTAAACGGCCAGATTGAGGTCGCTTATTACGGCTACGGCGCTTTGGCAACAAAGGTCGGCGCTGGTGCATACCGCTTTATGGTTGCGTAGTTAAAACCCTAAAAGTGACGGCCAGTCCGCTCCCGAGCTGGCCTGTCACCCTCTAGATCGAAAGGACGGCGAGATGCCAACAATTGTTACAGCCTCACAGCTCAGAACTATTCTTGGCGTCTCGTCATCTCTTTATTCAGACGCTTACCTTGACGATATTTGCGATGCTTCAGAGAACGTTATCCTTCCAATGCTCGTCACCTTCCAAAGCAAAGTTAATAAAGTAGAACTAACCGATAATGTGGCTTACTTCCACACCGCAACAATTCACGAATTCACCGAAGGTCAATCGGTTGTCATCACAAGTGTCGGAGCGCCTTTCAACGGCACTCATACAGTCACAGATGATTTAATTGGCCCCTATGTATTTACCGCCGCCATCACAAATGCTGACGTATTGGAAAAGAACATTATCCCAGCAGGAAACGCTGCGCTCTCTGGCGCATCAACCTATGTGGGAAATGCAAACGTCGAAGCTGCCGTTTTGGCTATTTCTGTCGAAATCTTCCAAGCCAGAACTGCCGCTGGAGGATCAATCGAAGGCGTAGATTTTGCAGTTACACCTTACAGACTTTCAAAGAATTTATTGGCTAAGGTAACTGGCCTACTTGGCCCCTATCTTGATACCGATGCGATGGTGGGTTAATGCCTGCCTCCACAGTTTTATCTTCTATCCGGACACCGCTGGCAACTGCACTCGCCTCCGTTTCGGCTAACGTTTATTCATACGTTCCTGAAGCTGTGCAAGTTCCAGCGGTTATTCTTGTCCCAGATTCACCTTACTTAGAATTAAACACAATTAACGACTCAACAATTCACGCCAAGATCAATATGACGATCACCTGTGGAGTCGCTTATCTTTCCAACCCAGCATCTCTCGATAATCTCGAGCAGCTGATATTTTCAGTTTTGGCAGTAATACCGGACGGCTACACAGTCGGCCCAGTAGAGCGGCCATCGGTAACGCAAGTGGGTGCAGTCAATTTATTGGTTGCAGATATTCGCGTTTCCACCTATTACACACAGACTAACTAAGGAGAAAAAGTGGCAACAGTAGTTATTACTGGTCGCGACGTTTCGCTATCTTTCACAGGTGGAACAGATATTGAAGCCCAAGCGACAAACGCAGTCTTGACAAAGACCAACGTTCGCGAGACTTATCAGACTCTTGATGGCGAGGCTTACAAGACAGTTAATATCGAAGGCACCTTCCAGCTCGATATGCTTGCAGACTGGGGCAAGGCTAACTCTGTATGCGAAGCACTTTGGGCAGCAGCAGAGAGCGCACCAGATACAAGCATTACAGTCAGCTTAACTGCCGCCACAGGCGCAGTCTTTTCATTCCCAATCCTTCCAGAGTTCCCAACAGCTGGCGGATCAGGCATTGACGCACAGACAGTATCGTTCACCTTCAAAGTGGCAAAGGGTGAAGTAACAGAGACCTTTAGCTAAGAGATCAGGAGAATCGGGAGATGAAGTTAGCAATCACAATTAAATATACGAATGGCGAGGAAGTCACCTACAACGCTGGACTCCCAGAGTGGGCGAAGTGGGAACGCAAAACGGGTAAGTCAATTTATTCGATGAAGGATATTTCGGCTTACCAGCAAGCGGACTTCCTCGACCTAGCCTATTTTGCTTACAAGCGAGAGGCGGCTGGGAAACCGACTAAATCCCAAGAAGTATGGGAGTTATCGGTAGAAGAAATGACGATTGGAGATGACAGCCCAAAAGTTTCGAAGCCGGAAGCATCAACCGACTAATAATCGAGATTGCAATTGCAACCGGTATTCCAATGAGCGAGTGGACTGACATAGACCAAGTTCTAACGGCGATTGAGATATTGAAGGAGCGCAAAGGTGGCAGATGAACCAATCAGCTATGACAAGCGCGAACTTCGTTCAATCATTGCCGCGTTCAAAGCGATGGACGATGAAGCTGCTGATGCGGCTAAACGCGAAAGTTCTGCGCTGGCTCGATATGCCGCGAATGAAGTCCGCGCCTACGGCATCACCAGAACCTTTGGACAAGCCGTTGTCGATCGCATTACAAGTGGCGTTAAAATTTCCGAGTCCTCGAAGATTGGCGAGTTCTCTTACGGATTCGCGACTCAGCGTTTCTCTGGTGGAGGATCAACTAAAGACCTCTGGGCAGGTTACGAATTCGGATCTAATCGTTATCGTCAGTTCCCACGACGCACCCCACGCAAGGGGCGAGGAAATTCTGGCTATTTCATCTATCCAGCACTTCGCAAAATTCAGCCTGAATTAATTAAAAAATGGGAAGAAGCGTTTTCAAATATTTTGAAGGAGTGGGATAAATAATGGCTGGAAGTAGAACGCTTAAGTTATCCATTCTTGCCGACGTTGATAACCTTAAGAAACAACTTAATGCAGGAGAAAAAGAGGTCGGCGGCTTTGCTGGTAAATTAGACGATTTCTCTGCTAAAGCCAAAGCTGCTTTCGCTGCCGCAGCTGCCGCAGCCGCTGCTTATGCCGTGAAGTTAGCTGTTGATGGCGTTAAAGCGGCCATTGATGATGAAGCTGCTCAACAACGCCTTGAGACGGCTTTAAAGAACGTCACCGGCGCTACTGATAAACAGATTGCTAGTGTTGAGAAGCAAATAACAAAACTGTCGCTTGCCTTTGGTGTTGCCGATGACAAATTACGTCCAGCCTTCCAAGCGCTAGCGACTGCTACTGGAGACGTTGATGAAAGCCAAAAATTATTAAATCTAGCTCTGGACATAGCTGCAACCAAAAATATTGATGTTGAGACAGCGGCAATTGCATTAGCCAAAGCCTATGATGGCAACGCTGGATCTCTTGGCAGATTGAACGTTGGACTAACTTCAGCAGAGATAAAAACTCTCGGATTCGATAAGGCAGTTACCACCCTTACAAATAACTTCAAAGGCGGAGCCGCGACTCAAGCCGACACTTACGCTGGGAAGATAGCCAGAGTTCAAGTGGCGTTCAATGAAGCACAAGAAGCCGTTGGAAAAGCCTTATTGCCTATCCTTGAAAGCCTACTAAAGTTTTTTAGCGAAAAAGCAATTCCGGCTTTTGAAAAGTTTAAAACCACAGCAATTGATCCTGTAATTAAAGCGTTTAAGGATAATGAATCCACCATTAAAGGTTTTATTGATTTAATAAAAGATATTCTTATACCGCTTATTAGCAACACTTTAGGAAATGCCCTCAAAGGCTTGGCGAGTGTCGCTTCGGTTATCGTTACTGCCGTAAGTAAAGCTCTCAAAGCCCTTGAGCCAATTATCAATGCAGCCATCACAGGCATAAATGCAATCATTACGGCAAAAAATTTCCTGTCCTCTGGCCCTGATACCAAACTAATTCCAAAAGTTAATTTCAGTACCACAGGTCCAGCAGGACAACCTAACACAGTTCCAAGTTCTAGCTTGCCTCAAGGAGTGACAATAACTCCTCCAAAAGTATCAACAGCTCCATCAACGACTGTCACAACCGCTCCGACAACTACAACGACAGCCGTAAGCACTATTACAGTTCCAACTGGCACGACTGCTATTCCATCAAATTTCAATCCGGCAGCCGCTCGAGCTGGCGAAGAAAAGGGCAACGTTGTTATTAACGTCAATGCACCGAGCGTTATTGACGAAGAAGGCTTCACCCGAGCAGTCGTTTTAGCCCTTAACAATTCCACTAATCGCGGCACAACTGGCGCTGGCGATCTTAGGACTAACGCCCAGATTCTATGACAGCTTGGACACCCGTTTGGCGAATTAAAGCTAATGGCACAGAAATCACCTCAGTCACTTTGGCTGACCTACAAATTACAACAGGCAGAACCGACATTAACTCGCCGACCCCTGCTGGCTATTGTTCGCTTCGGCTTATTAACACCGATAATACAGTTTATTCATTCACAGTCAATACCTCGATTCTTATTGAAGTTCAAAATAGTTCAGCGACTTATGTGCCTATCTTCGGCGGTCGTATCTCGGACATACGCCAATCAGTGACTTCGGCTGGTAACGCCGCAGCGGTAACAAATATATTTATTACAGCCATCGGGCCATTAACCAGACTTCAACGAGCCACTTTCGATGGCAACCTAGCCGAAGGATTAGACGGCGCACAGATACAAGATTTGTTGGACGATTTATTACTAGGCTCTTGGAATGAAGTTCCACCGGCGGAAACTTGGGATACCTACAATGCCACCGAGACTTGGGCGCAAGCGCAGAACATTGGCTTAGGCGAGATTGATGCCGGCGAATACACGATGAGCAGCCGACAAATTACGGATCAAGTTATTTCCAATATTGCCAATCAAATTGCTTCCTCAGCTCTTGGATATTTATATGAAGATGCCAACGGCCTTATTGGCTATGCTGACGCCAGCCACCGACAGGACTACTTAACAGCCAACGGATACACCGACCTTGATGCCAACCAAGCAATTGGGGCTGGTATTGGAATCGTCCAACGACAGGGCGAATTGGTGAATAAACTTATCATTGATTACGGCAATAACTTTAATAGTCAATATATCGCTCAAGACACAGCCTCACAGGCAACCTTTGGTCTATACGCTGAACAGTTCACCAGCTACTTAAAAAATACGGCGGACGTTGAAGAGATGGCTGATCGAGTAATTCAGCTGCGTTCTTATCCTCGTTATCTATTTCAGTCCATTACCTTTCCAATTCAGAACCCAGAGATGGACAATGGCGACCGCGATGCCCTTCTCGCTGTTTTTATGGGCCAACCAATTCGAGTCACTAATTTGCCTCCACAGATGCTTGGCGGCGAATTCACCGGTTACGTCGAAGGCTGGACTTTCAGAGCATCAGTCTCGGGTCTATTCATAACCCTGACAGCCAGCCCAACAGAATTCTCGGCAATAGCCCAAAGATGGAACCAAGTCAATGCGGCAGAAAGCTGGAATAGTGTGCTTAATACCCTAGAATGGCAGGACGCGATTGGAGTGATTAGTTAATGGCAACAACAACGAATTTTGGGTGGGAGACGCCCGACGATACCGACCTAGTTAAGGACGGCGCTTTAGCAATTAGAACGCTAGGAAGCGCGATTGATACCTCGCTTGTTGATCTCAAAGGTGGCACAACCGGACAGGTGCTCTCCAAGACTTCCAATACAGATATGGATTTCACTTGGGTCACCAGCGATGATGCCAATGCCATTCAGAACGCCATCGTTGATGCTAAAGGCGATTTGATCACCGCAACCGCAGCTGACACTCCAGCTCGATTAGCGGTTGGAACAAATGGACAAGTCCTAACGGCAGATTCCACTACTGCCACCGGACTGAAGTGGGCTACTGCTGGTGGCGGCGGCAAGGTTTTACAGGTTGTTTTCGCTTCCACTACGAGCGCAGCAGATTCTACAAGTGTGACTTATGCAGATAGCAATTTGACCGCAAGCATTACACCAAGTGCAACGACATCTAAGATTTTAGTGTTAGTGACTCAATCCTATGACAAAGAAAAAATTGCGCAATCAGGTGGTTTTGTAAAATTGCAAAGAGGTTCTACCGATTTGGCAACTGTTAATAATGTCGCTCAAACTGATACCGCATCACAAAACAATGGTGTTTTGTCAATGAATTATCTTGATTCACCTAGCACAACTTCTGCGACTACCTACAAAACTCAGTTTAGAACTCGCAACGGCGGATATATATTCACTGTTCAGCCGGGTAGTTCTTATTCTTCAATCGTTCTTCTAGAAATAGGTGCATAATGGCAACTGTAATTGAAGCCTTGAAAAAATTACGTCCTAATTGTGAGGTCGTTGTAAGTGACAACGATTATTCGACTGCTGTTTGGCATAACGTTGAAGGTAATCCGCCTACAAACGCTGAAGTAAATAAAATGATAGAACAATTACAAAAAGAAGAACTCGAAGCAAAAGCAAACGCTGAAGCAAAATTTGCTGCTTTGGGCCTAACAATTGACGATTTGAAAGCTCTGGGAATTGGCTAAATTGTGCAAAGCCGGTCAGCAACTTCGGGAGCAGATTGACGATGATTATCCTGATCGCGACCGCAAGTCTGATGGCTGGATTGCTGATGCTCGGCATATGGCGAAAGGCAGTTCAGACCATATACCGCAAGATGGAATAGTTCGCGCTCTCGACATTGACGCGGATCTCAATGCACACAAAGAAGAGGCTTATGCCCTTGTGGAGAAGATTCGTAAATGCGCCAAGCGAGGCGATAAGCGCATCAAATACATTATCTATGACGGCCAAATTATGAGTCCAATTATGAATTGGAAGCGCAGAAAATACAGAGGTGCCAACCCTCACCGGTCGCACTTCCATATTAGTTTTACAACTTTGGGAGACAACGACGGAAGATGGTTCGACCTCGAAGGAGACAAGAATGAAGGAATTAAAACTGATGGCGGAAAGCTGGGGGAAAACATTCCTCGCGACGGCTCTAGCGACATATCTAGCGGTGGGCTGGGATCTCGACGCAATTGCAAATGCGGCTCTAGTATCAGTCTTGCCTAGCATTATTAACTGGCTTAACCCCAATTACGAGCGTTACGGCAAAGTCAAGTAGTGGACGCAAATACCATTGCTGGATTCGTAGCCTCAGTTCTCGGATCAATTGCCCTTCTTATTGCTGGCCTTCGTTACATAATTAAACTTGAGAATATCCCCATTGTGTCGCGCCTAGACAAGATGGAGTCTCAGTTAGAATTAGCCCTCTCAGCAAAGGTGGCTAGAAGTGGCAACAAGAAAACGCGTTAAGAAGCCAGTCAAGAAGGTGGCTAAACGTCGCAAAACGACGAAGG